GTTGTGGCCGTTGCGGCTGCTGCGGACGCCGAAGCTGCGCTTGCTACGGAAGTTGCCTCTGCCTCTTCGATACTATCAATGACCTCTTGCGTAACCGCGTCGGTCATGATGATGTCGCCGTTTTCGTCGAATGTGAACGCCTTGCCAGCGCGAATCGAAGCCTTCGGGAGAACAGGGTTGAACGTCTCGGCCTCGAAGATCGGCACTCGAAGAGACATGTTCAACGCAAGCTGCTGCTCTTGGTTCACACGGGTGAGCTTGTCAATCGCGTCTTCGTGGGAGGCGGCGGGAAAAGTACCGCCGCCGGAGTAGTCCTTCTGCTGCGTCAGGTCGGTCTTCGACAGGATCAACACGTTCTGCAACGCAGTGGGCGCAGTGACGAACTCGACAGTGCCGCCGAGCGTCTGGCTGGCATCATCGGGGTCGGCGTCGAGAGTGACGCTGTATTCGACGCCCTCGGTGACGACTTCAAGTTCGCCGTAGGTTTCGCTCGACGGATCGTTGTCTTCGATGGACACTTCAACGCCGGTTGCGCCAGTGCTGGTGAGGAACGCACGAAAGTCGAAGGTGAACGTTTTCGTGATTCCGTTTCCAGAGGTGTACGAATAGGGCGGGTTGGAACCAAGGGTCATTATCTCAATCCTCCTCTTGCGGCTAGAACATCGGGCGACGCCCAAGCTCGCGCTGATTCCAGTTCTGACGCGACTGAACCGCTCCGGGGTTCATCATGTCTTCAAGGTTGTAAAGAACGGCGTAATCCAGCGCAAGTCTGCCGTAGAAGATGTTGTTGTACGGACAGTTATTCATAGCGAATTTGAACGCCTTCGCGAATCCTTTGTCGCCAGATTTGAGGCCAGCCCACAGAACTTCGGCGGCATCCATCGCCGTGTCTCCGGTCGGGCCGAGGGCCATGCCGACGCCCTTGTGCAGCCAAGTCTTGTCGTAACCGTTGAACATGTCAAAGAGAACGTCGCCGTAGACGGCCATCGCACCGGACTTGATAGCGGCCCCGGTGAACGTGTCCCACGCGTGTTCGCCGAATACAGGGCGAGGATAGTACCCTTTGCTGACATCAGATAGCGCTTGGGTCAGGTATCCGGTGGTGATGGACAGCGCAATCCACTTTGCGATGTTCATGTCGAAGTTCATGCGGTCGGGGAGCAGTGCATGTCCGCTACCCTGCCCCTGAAACGCAGCACGGCTCCACGTTCTGTCGGCGAGTCCGATTGCATACGACTTGTACTGCGTCATGAACCTCATAATCTCGCCAGTAAGCGTTCCGGGCTTGGAACCGCGAAGCGAGTAATAGCGAACGCGGTCATCGGACTCGATGACGCCGTAACGCACTTCGTCGTTCAACATGCCGATCAAGTCGGCCTTGAGTTGACGGCGGTAGAGTTCGGGGTCTTGCATGAAGCGCGAACGCTTCTCCTCGTACACACGCTTGATCGGCCACGGCGCTTCTTCCGGCACGGGAGCGTTCTCGACGATGAAACGCATCTGATCGTTCGAGAGTTCGTCGATCTTGCCGGGAACAACGTAGACGCGACCATCCGGCGCAGTCCAAGTCGCCTCGCGAATGGCGTCCCACTTCTCGGGAGTGAAACCATGCGCACGAAGAGTGTCGCGGAGGCGAGGCGTCAGTTCCTCAAAGCCTCGGGCAGCGTTGTCGCCGAGCCACGACATGTTCGTCGTCGCGCTCATTTGACGCATGGCGTCGGTCCACTGCGTCAGGAAGTTGACCTTGAAGTAGAGGTTTTGCATCCGCGACATGACGCCGTGTTCGTCGAGCGTAAAGCGGGAGTGATACTGCCCGATGACGCCATCGGAGAACATGCGGATGTACGGGCGAAGCTCCTTCCACTCGGCGTTGGAGAAGTTGCGCATCGTCTTGTACCCGTCGATCATGGCGCGGGTAGCCTCGCCCCAAGTACGTCCACGGGCCACGTTGGCAAACAGGATGTTCGGAACGTCTGTCATGGCGGTGATGACGGATCGGCCAAGCACGGCCATGTTCTTCGCGACGCGCACCCGAGCAGCCCACTTTGCGGCGTGTCCGTTGACGCTGTACAGCGTGTCGCCGACGATCTCGGAGAACGCCATCGACAAGCCGCCGTCGCTCGGGTTCAGGATAGTGCTGATCGTGTCCTTCGCGTCGCGGAGGCTGTGAACCTCAAGGTCGTCGGTTGCGCGAGCGCCGTCGCGGGGGTCGAATGCGCGGAGTTGCGCAAGTACCTTGTCCTTGATCGACGCAGCCAGCGGAATCTCGCCCTTTTCGATCCTGCTGATAAGACGCTGACGAAGAAGGTACGCGCCCTTCTCGGGTTGCGGACCAAACCCGGCCATGACGGACGCCATGCGGTTCTGCTCGTTGATCTTCCCGGTAATGAGTCCGAGCGGATCAGCCGAGCGCCCCCACATCTCATGAAACTTCATCCACGCTTCGCCGTCAATGAAACGCAGCTGCAAGCCCTTCTCGAACTTGCGGGCGATGGAGTCGCCGTGCTTTGCGTTGCCGGATTCAGCGCGTTCAACGCGCCCGGAATAGATGTCCCACATCTCGCCAAGAAGCTCTTCCCGTGCGCGAATGGTGTTCGGATTCGCAGCGTCACCACGCGCAGCCATGCCGAGGTCTTTGTCGGGATAGGAGCCTTCCCAGTCTATGATGTTGGCACGGAGAGTGTCAGCAATGAAGTCCTCGCGAGAGGACTGCGCAATTTTCGTCGAAGACGGGAGGTATGGAGTGTAACCTTTGCGCCGCTTGATGAATGCACCTGCTTCGACGAATCGGTTGGTGCTTTGCTCGGCCATGAGCGCGAGCGTCTTCGCGAACTTCGACTCGGTTGTGCCGATGTCGAACTCTTCCTTCATCATGTGGTCGAGCGTCTTGATGAAGAATCCGCGCACCTGATCGCGCTGACCGTAGTTGAGCATCTTGCGAACGCCGGGGTTTTCGTCGAAGAACTCGACAAGCAGCCCGAAGTCCATTCTGTCGTAACCCTCGCGCAAGCGAGACAGGGAGTGCCGGGAGCCGGGAAGGCCGGAGCCGTCGCCGAACATGAACGCCTTCATGGCGCGAACGGGATCGGTCTTGCCAAGTTCCTTGTACCAGCCCTTGCCCTCGCGCATGGCCCCGAGGTATTGCGCGTCCAAGAGAAATTCGAGGATGTGAGCCTCGGCGTTCACAGCCGCGTCTTGCGTCATGAGTTCGGAAGCAATGCGGCGGCGCTCACGACGCTCAATGCGCGTCTTTGCTTCAAGGGCGAGCTTCTGGCGCTTGCGCGGATCGGCTCGGCGCACAAACTCCGCATCCAAGTCCCACGGGTTCGGATACTCGCCGGTTTCGCGCATAATGTCGCGAGTGAGGTCGTGCACTTCGTCAAACAGTGCAGCGGCCTCGACTTCGCTCATTCCATAGCGTTCAGCGAGCTTCTTTACACAGTCACCTTTCGCCACTAGCACTCCCTCCAAATTGTGTCGACTGCATCTTGCATCGCCTTGATGCGATCCTCGGCCTCAACAACACGCTGCGCGACTTCGGGGTCAAGGCCATTGCGGGCCATTTCGTCGTTGATGTAAGACTCATAGACTGCATCGGCCCGTTCGTCCAGTTCCATGTCGAGGTCAGCTTCTTTGCGGCCAAGCCTCTCCTCCGCTGCCGCACGTGCGGCCTCGCGAAGTCGCTCTTCGTCGAGCGCAGACGACGGCTTGTGCGGAGACGAAACGTCGTCGGGGGGAATGAATCCGCCAGTGTACGGATCGAAGTCGTTCTCCCCTACAGGATCGAAGCGAGCCTCGCCTCCGTCGTCGTTCAGCACACGACCGCGAGAATCGCGGTTGACATTGTGCTTCCTATCGCGATTAGGAGTAACGCCGCCCATCTCGCGCATTCTGTCGACAATAACTCCATCGGTGATCTCTTCGATCATGTCCGCGTACTGGTAGTCGCGACGAGCCTTGTTCAAGAGTTCAAGGTCTGCATCGGAAAGGTTCTTCTTGCCTCCGAGCCTGTTGATGATCTCGGACGCACGTTCGAGTACAGGGTGAATCTCTTCGGACAGCCAGTCGTCGACTTCGCGGTTCGACATGTCTCCGAGCATCTGCCTGACTTCGCCAGCAACACGATTGAAGTACATCTCAATCGGCGCGAGCCTGCGTTCGCGGGCAATGCGATAGTTGGACACGCCGTCGGGGTTGCGCTGGCTCGACAGTCTGTTGAGCAAATCTGCGTACTCGTCTGCGGTCAACTGCGCACGTTTCGGGAAAGTGCCATCGTTGTTCATATGGAGGCCAAGTGCCTCCATCTTCTTCTGCTGTTCGGCCTTGACGGCTTCAACGAGATTCATCATCTCGACGTTGCGCAGTCTGTTGCCGCCCTCGCCTTCGATGATCGCATCCTCCGGCACGATCTCGACGCTGCTGCCGTCTTTGACCATGCGTTCGGAACCGTCGGGAGTGCGAACAAGAAAACCGCCGTTCTGATACTTCTTGCCGTCGGGCTTGAGGTCGCCCTTGTCGATGCGTTTGAGTACGCGGGCCTCGAAAGTGCCGTATTCGCCACCCCAATCAAGCACAAGAAGGTCGCCCTCTTCGATTGTGTTGCGAGAGGCGAACTTTTTGCGCGGCATCTGTTCGTTGACCGCCTCAAGTGAGTCAAGGTGTTCAATCTCGACGCCGGGGCGCATGTAGTCGGGGGAAGTCCAGTCGACGTAATCGGTCCTGTACTGCGAACGGTGTTCGTCCCACATGCGGGTGATGTCGGTCTTCGAGAAATAGCCGCGCTTGAGTGCATGATACAGGTTGCGGGCGTACTGCATCTTGTTGCTGCGCTCGGGGCCAGCAATAGCAAAGAAGCGATCGCCAAGTCCTTCTTTATCGAGGCGAACGATCTTGAGTTCCTTTGCAACCTTGTCCCACACGACGTAGTTCGCGACGTTCTTATCGCGGTTCGTGTAGCGGGAGAACTGCTTGAGGAAGTCAAGGATGAAGCGACGCTCTTCGGGCCGCGCCATGTTGAAGCTGATGCTGCTGCGCTGTTCGGCCTTCGCACGGATTTGCGCCTCGGCCTCGGCAATGCGGGCCTCGGTGACGTTGAGCGCGTCAAGGAGCGGATCGCTCTTCGGCTGGCCCGGTGTGATCTGCTCGGGCTGGTGGATCGGCTCGTCTTCGAGGCCGACGCGCCCCTCCTCGACGGGCGCATGGACATCCCCGGCCTCCCGAGGGGCCTCAAGGGCGGGCCGCTCCGGCGCTGCCTCGGCCACGATGGGGCCGCTTTCGGGCTGGCCCCCGGCCTCGGGCCGGGTTTCACGGGAAACAGGCCCAGGAGCCTCGCCAGCGCCTTCCGGCAAGGCCCGGTCGATCTCCGGCCCGCCATGCTCCCACACGGATTTCACAGTGGGGGAGGCCGTGTAGGCGTCGCGGAGCTTCGTCAGCTTCTTCTTGAGACGGTCAAGCACCCGAGAGGCGTTGCGAGACGACATGCCGTGCAAGTCGCGCATGAACTCGGAATACGCCCGCTCGAAGTTGTCGAAACGCGCCCTGTCATCGGCAGACAGGTTCGCAAGGCGAGACTCGCGAGCGCGAGTGAGAGCTTCATCAAACTGACGCTTACCAGCGGACAGCGTTTCCCTGATCGTATTGATCGGTTCGCGGAGAACCTTGCGCACGAAGTCGCGAGGGTTGGTGAACCCGACCTCTTCTGACATGTTGCGGAACGAAAACTTCTCGCGAGCGTCGCGGGCCGCTTGCAAGATTCGGCTCCCCGCTGCGGGCTGCGCAATGTCGATATCGCGAAGCGTACCGCTCGCGTCGAGTTCAACAAGCGCCTTGATGACCCCGTTCTCCGCAGCGTTGCGTTCGTGCATCGCAACGCGCTGCGCACCAAGCCATTTGCGCCCGATGCCGAGAGTGCCGCCGATAGCCCCGCCGATCAGAACGTCGTTCAAAACGTCGTCCATCGTGGCGGTGGAGCCTTCCTGCTGCATGGAGTGCACAATCGCAGGTTCACTCGCAGCAATGAGAAGCGCGTTCTCTGCGGCTTCGTATGCGAAGGTGGAGCGGTACGACATACGCCCGATGTCGCTGATCGTGTCGATGCCGCGAAACAGCTTTTGCACTTTGCCAGCAAGCCCAACTCCGGTGATGTAGTTGAGCGGGTCTGCGAGTTGACCGAGGAATTGACCACCGAGGCTCAACGGCACTTGGCCGGGGCCTTGGTAGTCGTCAAGGATCGCGTCGCGACGGACGCGCTGATCGTGCGCCTCGGCGAGCGCCGCAAGCTCATACGCGGGCTTGTTCGGGTCGAACTGGATTCCTTCGCGGTACATGTCAGACTGACGCCATTCGTCTTCGGTCATGGTGCGAGACGGACGTTCGCCTTGCTCAAGCATCCGCTCGAACGCGTCGTTCTCGGCAGCGCTGCGCATGGCGAAGCGCATGAGGCCCCAGTCTACGCCTTCTGCCGCATTGGCCCCAAAGAACGCAGTCTGGCCGGATTCGGTTTGCCCGTAAAGATTCGCGAAGTCCTGCGTCGTTGCGGTTCTAAAGATGCTTGTCAATTCGCGTCCTCCGGCTTCCAAGTGTTAGGGTCGCTGTGTCCGGTTGCCCACCGGAATACAGTGCCGAACACACGGCCAGCCTTGTCGATCAGCGGGCCGACCTTTCTGTTGAGAGACGATCCTGCAAGCTCCATGTTGTAGAGCTTGCGACCGAGTTCATAGTTCTGTTCGAGAGACGGAAGGATCATGTCGTTCCAAATCTCCTTGACGGGCTTCGACGCTTCTTCAAACGCCGACCTGAACGGATGCTCGGTCCATCTCGCAACCTGACGCATCGCGCTGCCCATTTCGCCGGTCATCGTGCGAAGGAAGTTTGTGTCGAGGGGAAGATTCATGATCTGCCCATCATTGTCGTAGCGAAGATAGAATCCATCTCCGTAGCTGACGATCTGCGAATGGTTGAACATCGCACCGATCAGTTTTTCAGAACGCGTCTTCATGAACGCAAGAAATTCGTCGCGGTTCATCTCGCGAGAGGTCATCTGCTGACCGTAGACACTCGGTTCGCTTCTGTCCTCGCGAGAGTATACGACGGTCATCTTGCCGTCGCGCACATCCACACGCTGAACGCCAAGCGCCGTGAAGAGGCGTTGCGTCTCTTCGGGGCTGACGCCAGCGTTGCGAAGCGCTTCCGGCCCCTGCGCGGCAAGGTCGAACAGCTTCCCGGCGTCGTCGGCAGACTGCAACCCGGTGGCGTGTGCAATGGTCCGCGCCCAAACATCGTTGTTCATGAACGCATGAAAGTCGACATCGGAAATGCCGCCGGGGATGCCCTTCGGGACCATGACGTTCACACGGGCGGGCTGACTCGCGATCTGAAACGGGTTCCAGTTGTCGGCAGTCGGCACACGGAACGCGAATCCGTCACCGAACGGGTTTACCATGTCGGAGACAGTCGCAACAAACTCATTCGCCCAGTTGTATTCGGCGTTGTCGATATTGCGGACAAACGACGGCTCAATGGTGATGACCTGAAAGTTCTTGTCGATATGGTCGAAGAACTCGTCGGCAGTCGTGTTCGTGGCGCGAAGCGAGGTTACGATGTTGTTCATCGCTTCGCGAATGTATTCGCGCTGCGTAGGGTCGTCCATCTGCGGGCCGAACATCGCACGGATGCGGGCATCCTGTTCGAGTTCAGTGTACAGGCTTTCGCGCTCGACCTTTTCAACGTCTGCGGACACGCCGCGAAGTTCTGCGGTGTACGCGGTCTGCTCTTGAACGCTCATGCCGGAGGCCATGACTCCGATGCGAATCCACTCCGGGTTCTGATGCCCCATGACACGAAACGCGGGAGCCATCGAACGATCAATGCCAAGCTCGCTCAACGCAAGCTGCATGTGTTCGGGATTCGAGAAGCGTTGTTCAAGTTCCTGCACGGCAAGGAACGAGGTGTTCGCATCGTCAGGGCCTTCACGACCGGGCTGTCCGAGTAGCATGGCCTTGAGACGTTCGCGGTCCTCGCGCCCCATAACGGAGAGTTGTGCGCCAGTGCCGTCTCCAAGGTACGACTGCTGCGCACGAAGGTTGTACTCCATCATGATGCGGTTGTACTCCGGCGTGTCCTGCTGAACGCCGTTAAGCACACCGTCGCGCTCGGCCATCGCGGTCGCCCGCTGCGCGGAATAGGTGAACTGGTCTTGGTCGAACGCGGTGCGCTGCTGGTCGATCCACTGCGCAGTCTGTCGAGCAACCTTTGCGTCGACGGCAGAAGCAACGTCGTTCGTGTAATCGGTGTAGCCCATGTCTTCTCCCTACCTCAAGGTTCCGAAAGTTGCAAAGGAGCCGCCGCCAGTGCGCCATTCCTGCCGAAAGTCCGCTTCTTGCGTCGCCCGCATCATGAGTGCGTGTTTCTCCGCAAGCTGACGTTCCCTGTATTCGCGGTTGCTGTTGGCGTAATCTTCGCCAACGCGGGCAACGTCGTATGCGTACATGCGATCATACAGAGCTTGCATATCGTCGCAAACGCGCTGAATGCGCTGAATCGTAGCGCCGCCAGCCTCAATGTCGAGTCCGTTTTCGTCTCGCCCGAAGCTGCCGCCGGATTCGACGATGTTGTTCATCGCCTGTTCGATCTTGATGCCCTGCGCACGGATCGCGGCCTCGGTCGTTGCGGCTGCGCGAGAGAGTGCACGGTCGTTCTCTGCGTCTGCACGGCTCTGCAACGTAGTTGCGGTGTTTTCGATGCGGAGTCGCATGTCTGCGAGGCTACCGGCATCGGCGCGTCCACCGAACTCGCCGTCGTCACCAGCAACGCTACGAGCTTGGTCAAGAAGTCCGCGCCAGTTGCCATTCGTTCTGGCTGCGGCTTGGGCTTGAGACAAAAGGTCGGTGACGTTGCGGTCAGCTGCGGCAGTGTACAGCGCAGTTTCTTTCTTTGCGATGATCTGCGCGATGGTGTCTTCGCTAACGAACCTGTTGTTCAGAAGCTCGGAGATGTCGGAGCGGAGTTTTTCGGCAAACTCGTCGACGCCTCCGGGGTTCCGCTGAACCTCTGCGATCCGCTGCGCTGCGATCGTCTCGACGGACTCCATTGCGGCGCTGCGGAGTTCGCCGGTTTCGCGGGTAACGAAGTGCGCAGTCTGCCGCGCAACAGTGCCTTGCACCTCCGCAACTGCGCGATCGAACGCAGTCTGCGAACCGAACTCAATATGCTCGCCTCCGATGTCGAAGGTGAGCACACCAGATTCGAGCCTCTGGGTGATCTCGGCGAACGCGGCCTTGACGCGATCTTCGGACCCGGCGGCGTCACCGCCGAAACGCTGCCCCTCGGACATGTCGAGTTGCGAACTGACAGTCTCAAGATAATTCTTGAGCCGGGTCGTTGCAACAAGGTCTAGGTTGTGTTCACGCTCTCCCGCGCTGCGCTCAACAGCGGCGGTTGCGCGTGTGATCTCTCGATTGAGGATGTCGCCGGAAGACAGGATGTTGCGAGCGGCGCGTTCTCCGCTCGCAAGGATCGTCTTGGCTGCGTACTCACTGTCGCGACCATACAGGGACGGGTTCGTACCGCCATACTGCGGCTGCTGCCCTTGACGAAGCCCGCTGTCACCAGCGGAGAGACGGATGCTGCCTTTCTTGGTCATTATTCGCTCCACTTCGCCCAGGCATCAACGGCTCCGCTTCCAAGAGTCCCGAAGCCCTTGACCCAACCGGAGGTTGCGGTGGATTCGGCTTCGGACATGCCGGAGTAGTACGTCGAGTTCGCCATGTTGTATCCGGTGATCTCCGTGACCTCGGCCTCATGCCACATGAGGTTCACGCTGTCGATCTGCCTGTCGATCTTGTTCGTCCATTCCCAGTCAAGAACCTTCTCGGTTCTGTTGTCCTCTTGCTCCTGCTGCGTCAACAGCCGTTCAAGGCTCGTTCCGGCCACGGTAAAGCCGGAGGCTGCGGCAGAGTTCGCCCGTTCAGCTTGCAGGATTTTGTTTTTCCGCGCAAGCTCCCTTTGCTCAATAGCCGCACGATCTCGGCTGTATTCGACATCCTGCATGGCCCGCTGTGCGTTCGCCCGCATGGCCTCGGCTTGAGCCTGTGCCGCCGCCCGCTGTTGGGCTGCGGCGTTGGCGGCGGCGCTGCGCTGCGCTGCGGCTGCGGCCATGCCAGAATACACACTGACGCCAGCCGAGATGGCAGAGCCAACAAGGATAGCGGTTCCAGTTTCAATGCCCATTACTCACCCTCCTCCCACTCGGCGATCAGACCGAGAACATTGCATTGCGTCGGCTGGTCATGCTTCAACCAGATGGACGAGTCAGGGCTATAGTCGGTTTGGATGTACACATCGGCGTCACCAGTAAACGGGGGCGGCGGCGCATCCATCGGAGAATCGGGATAGCGAACGTCGACATCTTCCCACGGCCCTTCGTCTGCGGTCGCGAATTGCAGACCGTACCCGGTCTTGAACAGCTTCGCAATGACCTTCTGCATCCGAAGGTTGAGGCCCTGAATGGTTCCGGTCGGAAGCTGCTGCTCGACGTTCTGCGTCCGCAACTTCGAGGTGTACGCGAGGCCGACATGAACGACGGACGCCTCGGTGATACCGCTGTCTCCGACGAGCGAGATTTCGCCGTCTTCATCTACGACCTGTGTGTGCATCGTAGCGCCGTCAGCGAGAACTTGAACGGTTTCGCCAATGAGATGCGTGAGGCCGGAGACAGTGCTGGTCGGATCGCCGTTGTACTTGAGTCCGCAATCAACGTAATGCCAGTCGACTTGATCGAAGTATTCCCTGTCGATGTACTCGACGTAGCGTCGAGTTGCACCGTTGATCTCGCGCTTTACGGTCAGCCACACCTGATCGTAGCCGTCAGGTTCGGTAATCGCACAGATGGACTCGACGGCCATGTTGTCTCGGGGGCAGCGCCACCAAGACAACACATTCTGTTCGCGCATGTACGTCATACCGCAAAGAAGCCCGTCTTCGCGGATGCACCACAGAATGCCGTAGGGCTGCTGCTGCCATGCCCAATCAAGAAGTTTCGACTCCTTGAAAATGTGTTCGCCGAAGAGCGAGACTTCGACGGACTTCCAGTTGTCTTCCTCAAGGTTGTACGCGATTTCGCGAATCTTCTCGGAGGAGCGCGACGCGTACATGATGACGTTTTCAACGGAGAGTGCACTGATTCCGTCAGCGCCAAACGTCGCCTCCGGCACAGCCTTGATCGTGGACGGTGCGATCGGAGAGCCGGATTCGGACGAAGTGATTCGCCACACGCCCTGATCCGTCCCGATCCACAAATCCTTCTTCGAGCGAACCCATTCAATCGCTTCAAGCATCTCGGATTCGAGTTGCATGAACATGCCGGAGGTGTCGAGTTCAGGGTCGTATGCGTCGAAGTTCTCCATGTCGCCGTCGGACTGCGACAACCAGAACGCGTTGGGCAGAGAAGGAGTGCCACCGAGGAACATGCGACCGTCGAAGAACGCAACGCGCTTCGGGTAGCCGCGACGAGCGGAGAACGCAGCTTCGGCCCAGTCCCAAGTCGCAGACGGATGCGCCGGTTCGATGTCGCGGAACGTCATATCGGAGATTTCGACGGTTCCGGTCCCGCTGTAGATGATCTTGAACGTAAGTTGCATCTTGTCAGGGTCGGTCGGCCAAGTGTTCTTCGTGCTGTTGAAGTCCAGTTGACCGCCCATGTATTCGCCGAGGTCGATGACGAACGAATACGACTCTTCCTCAAGGAACTCTCCGGTGAATACGTCGCGAATGTGATCGCCGCCGACGAGGGCGGCGGTGGTCGGGTCGTAGTCGTCGGTTTGCAGTTCAATCGTGATCTTCTGCGACGCATCAACGTCACCAGACACGGTGAACATGAAGAACTCTTTGCGTTTGTAGTAAACGTCAAACGTCTTCTGAATCTCGAAGGCCCCGGTCGCAGACACATCGGTCGCGGTGTTATCGGTCATGGTCCCGCTGTTGACGGTCCAAGCGCTGTCAAGTACCTCGGCTCCGTATGCGTTCTCGTTCTTGCCGTCGCTGATCTGTTCGATGATCTTGCCGCTCGCATTGCGAGCGTCGGTGACAGTCTCAATGAGAACGGAGCCGTCAAGAACCCTGAAAACTTCGCCTTCGTGGTCAGCCACGAACAGGTCGCCGCTGGCCTTGAGGTTCACACTCCCGACCCTGTTGTCGAACTCAACGAACAGGTCGTGGTACTTGTTGCTCGGACCAAACGGCCCGCCGGAGAACTCGACGGCTTCGATGATCCAGTCCGTGTGATCGTTGCGCGTCAAGCGCTGCACAGGGTAGGACTCATGCACGATGTACAGCGTATCCTTGATCTGCGCGTAGTGGAGGCCGGGGAGGTCTTCTTCCTTATAAGGAAGGTTGATCTCATACGGAGTCGCAGGATCGCCAGACACGACGATTCCGTTGTTCGAGAAGACCCGCATGTAGCCGCCGACTTCGGACTCGCCATCCATGCGTCCACCCTCAAAGCAGAGCGTGTAGGTGAGCGCCGTGTTGTACTTGAACGGGATGACGCGAGCAACGCGTGTTTCGTCGCGCTGCTCGAACGCGAAGATTGTGCCGGGAACCTTCGACACGCCGCCATACGGCTTCGAGTAGAAGTTTTCCAGCTTGCGAACGGAGTTGAAATACTTCTTGATGTCGTACCGGCCAAGCAACTGCTCGGTCCACTCGCCAGCGGTGAAGTTCGTCCACGGAGTACGATACGGCATTAGATGTCCTCCACATCCACGAAGTCACTGGGCCACGGTACGCCGTCCTGACTGGTCTGGCGATACATCTCCCAGTCGTCAGCACCGATAGGCACTTCCTCTTGCGTCTCCGCGCTGTCAGCGAGGATGGCGTCGCCAAGTACATCCTGATACGTCTGGATTACGTCGCCGATGTTCTTCGTCTTCGCTCCGACGAGGCGGTGAATCTTGATTGCGAGTCTGTATGCAAGAGCCTCGTACAGAGACGGGTCGAGCGTCGAATAGTTGTCGGTGTCCTTGACGAACAGAAGTTCGAGGTAATTGTCGTTCGCGAGGATGAATCCAGACTCGACGCGAAACTGCTTGTACGGAAGCCTGAATCCGTTGATCTTCCACAGCCGCATACACCCGGTCGGCAACTTGTGCCGATACGAGAACCCCCACACGGGAGTCTTTACGTCGGGCGATGTCGTTGCCCGCGCAAGCAAGCTGTTCCACGGGTGAGAGCGGAACAGGGACTTCTTTGTTACGGGAAACATGCGCCGACATGCTTCGGCGAGCGTCCCGGTGTCCATGATGTCGGTAATCGGCTTCACGCCGAGGATGCCGAGGGCTTCGTTGGCGACATCGGTTGCGGTAGCTCCACCAGCGCTCATGTCGTACTCCTATGAGAAAAAGGGGCGGGGGCTGTTTGCCCTCGCCCCTTTGTGTTGCGGTTTCGGCGCTTGTACGCCCTAGTCGATCTCTTCGATGTAGAAGACGACGAGGACGATCGTGCCGGTGGCGGCAGCGCCAGCCACGGTGATGTACAGCTGATCGCCGTTTTCGGCGGTGAGCTTGGTCGGGACGGGCGGCGTCAGGGCCACGCGCTTGTTCGCGGTGTTCATCGCGGTCGCGGCGAGGTAGCGGTCGGCGTCGTTGGCGTTGGTGCTGTCCTGATCCTGCCCGCCGACGGCGAGGGTCACACCGGACCCGAGCGCGTCGGCAGAGAGGAAGCCTTCGATCATGGTCGCGCCCTTGGGCAGACGGATCATCTCGATGGTCTTGCTGATGGCAACGCCGTCGGCTTCGTATTCAGCGATAGCGCAGCGCAGTTTGCCGCCGAGGCGCGTACCCTGATTCGACAGGCTGGTCCCGCCGTCGACGTTGGAGAGTTCCGCGCCCTTGTAGTCGTAGGTCTTGAGGCTCATGTCTGTTCTCCTCTTGTCACCCGACTAGGAAGCCGGGGCCTCGTAGCACTGGATTTCGATAACCTTGACCTCTTCCATGCGCACAGCGCCGAGGTTCATGGTCACGAAAATCTGCGTCGCGTTGTTCTTGTCGCGACGCGGGCCGATGTCGGTGGTGACGTTCTTGGGTTCGGCGAGGTACAGGCCGGACTTGCACCACGCGGCGCAGCGACGCATGTTGCCGGTGGTGAGCAGCCGGTTGGTGCGCACGAACTCGAAGCCCATGAACTCGTTGATCTCGCCCTTCACCAGCGCCTTGACGCTGTTGTAGTCGGCAGACTTGACCTCGGTGGTGTTGAGCAGGTTGGTCAGCTGCTTCGGGCTGATCGCCATGTACCACTTCTCGTCCTCGTCCACATCGGCGAGGCCCTTGATCTCCTGCGCTTCGAGCAGCTTCGCGAGGGTCATGCCGTCGGTTCCGGTTTCGGCGATGATCTGGTCCGCGCCGTCGGAGGCCCAGGTGAGAGTCTGGTCGCCGTCTTCGCCGTACAGAACGTCGGCGAACAGTGCCGAGATGATAACGTCGTCCTTCTGGCGGGCGAAGGCCATGCCAGCGTTCACGGCGTAGGGATGCGTCGGGTCGTAGAGCATCTTGAGCTTGTCCTCGTCATCCACGAGGTCGGCCCAGTCGTAGGTGGCACTGGTGATCCAACGCCGGTAGTGCGGCGTGTTCACCAGCTTGGTGTCTCCGTGACGCCCCGTGCGTTTGGTGGGCTTGGTCGGGCCGAGGGCATCGTAAGACCCCTTCTTGCCCTTGAGGTCGACGACCTCAACCTTGTCGCGCAGCTTCGTGCCCTTCTGCTGCGACAGGAACGTGACGTTCCCGTTGTACTGCTGTACATGGTTGGCACTGACGAGATGGCTCATTGCGGTTCCTCCGTGTCGAGCTTTCTACTTGCGTTTGGGTTTCTGTTCTTCCTGCGGCTCGGCATTTCCGGTGACGAAATCGTACACCTTCTGCGCCTTGTCGAACGGATTCTGCCTGTCCATCTCCGAGCCGTTTTCCATCACGACGTTGACGCAAGCCAAACGCAAAATGCGGTCATTCGTCAACGCAGTACTGTCAGGTTGTAGGGTGAATTGCATGTCCTATTCGCCTCCGATGGGCGGGTTCATCGCCTCGTACAACTGGTTGACCTTCTGCACGGTGGCAGCGTGTTCGGGGTGATCCTTGCTCCAATACGGAGAAGTGCGGTCGCGGGTGATGGCGTCGATCTGCGCCTTCGCTTCGGCGGGGGTGAGGCCGAGGGACGACGGGCCGGTGGCGGGACGCTTGAACGCCTCCTCGCCCTTGGCTTCGGCGTAGAACTTGCGCAGATTCATGAGGCCGCGCATGATTTTCGGATCGTTACCGACGGCGGGCATGGAAAGCATCGCTTCGATGTCGCCAGCGGCGTCGCCGAAAATGGCCCGCACAGCCTGACGCATCTCGCCCATCGCAGTCTCATAGGTCTGGCCGAACTCGCGACGAAGCGCGGCCTCGGTTTCGCGACCCATGTTCGCAACGCGCTCGTTCTCGGCTGCAACGTCGGCGGTGATCTTCTGGTTCCAGGCGTCGAAGATGCCCTTCGCCATGCTCTTCGGCACACCGGCTTCGTGGAACACCTTCGCGGCCCAGTCCGACATGCCCTGATCGAACGTGACGCCGGAGTTCGGGTCGAATCCGGGGTCTTTGAAGTCGTAGGCGCTGGCCGTGCCTTCGTCGGGAACGCCGATGGCCTTGCGGAACGCGGCGACCTCTTCGGGCGTCGCACCCTCACCGGGGATTTTCACACGGCCTTCGGCCTTGAGTTGCCCGTCGAGCTTGATGGCCCGCTCAATGAGCGCTTCCGGCGAGTCGATGCCGTTCATGACCTCCGCACGGAGCAGGTCCGGGTTCTTGACTGCCGAAGCCCAGTCGAAAGCCGCAGGGGGCGTCGCGGGCGCACCAGCGGGGGGAATCTGCGGAGCGCCGCCAGCGGGCGGCGTTGCGGGCGCACCACCGGCAGGAGGCGTGACGGGAGCATCGCCAGCGCCGGGAGTCGGGTTAGCTACGGACCCGGATGCGGGAGGGGTCGTCGGGGTCTGTCCAGATTCCATCGTCATCGTCATTCTCCTCGGGTTTGTTGGTTGCCATGTTCATAGTGTCTTCGGCCACAATGCGCTTGATGTCAAGCAGGAGGGCGCGAAGTTTCTCGTTCTTCGCCGTTTCGATGGGGTCGCCCGGTACATCGGTCGTCTCCCACATGAAACAGTAGTCCTCAAGCCACTCCATGAACACATCGCCCGCGAATGTCGAGAAGACGTTGCGGATCGCCTGTTCCTGCTGGCTGTTTGTCGCGACCTTGCGGCCCGTCGGCATCTTGCCGTCTTTCTTCTTGAAGAGTCCCATTACTGCAACATCCCCATCATCGCACGGCTACCGCCGAAGTCCTTCGTGGCGCTGGCGACGTTCTTGATTGCACCGGACATCTGTTCGGCGGCTTGCAGCTGCATCGCATCCTGCTGCGCACGGGCTTGCTGCTCTTCCTGCTCTTCGATCTTCTGCATCATCTTCGCCGGGTCTTTGATGACTTCGAGAGGCGCACCGAACGCGTCAAGCACGAACTCCCACATCTTCGGCTTTTCGATGATCTCAAGCATCGTCGGGTCAGTCTGAATGAGCGGGGTCATCGTGTCGATGGCGCTCATGAGAGCCTGAACCTCACTGTAGCGCTGGCTACGCGCAAGCGGGCTGCGGTACTTCACCTTGAACGGATGATTGCGCAGAATCTCGGGCTTCGGCGGGAAGCGACCGGCACGGTCGAGGATGTTGAACGTGCGACGCAGCACGGGGCCGAGAAGTTCGACGTTGGCGCGTCCGAGGATCGGAGCGAGCGTCCGCTGATTCTCTTCGGCGCGAAGGCGAATCTCAACCTGTGTCATGTGCGTCTGCACAGGGAGACGCAGCTGGTCAACCCAAAAGTCCCGCTCGACCTGCTCGCGCATGTCGCGTTTCTCCTCAAACGTGACCGGGAAGTTCGTTCCAGACGGGAAAGGCTGAACCATGCTCGCGGAGCCGCCAGCGGCGAGCGAGCCACGCGACCTATAGTAGTTGATAGCGCCAGCGGACAGACGCAGGGGAGAGACGAACGCCTTGTGCGGAACCATGAGCGCCGGGTCGGTCGCCTTCTGCGCGGCACGAAGCGTGTGCTTCGCGAACATGTGCAGCTGACGCGCATCGGGAAGCACGACTTCGCCGGGGCCGTACCCGTATGCCTCGCCGGAAGCGACTGCGAAACGCATCGCAGCGGCAGGGAACTCGTAGTAGCCGCCCTCCTGACAGACATGCTTGCTGTCAAGCTCGACGTAGACGGATTCGTAGGGGCGCTTCAACTTGTTGAAGCTGCCGGGAACAAAGTCCTCGCGAGGCCGAACAATATGCAGCACGGTGAACTTGTCGGTGTCATACGTCTCCGGCCTTTCGAGCGACTTGCGCACCTTCTCGCTGCAATTCGATGCGCCGAACTCCTGCGCCATCTGCCGTGCGGTGAACGTGAAGCTGCGACAGAATCCATCGACAAGCTCACGACTGTTCGTCGTCCAGAACACCTCCGACATCGGACGCGCAGAGTAGCGCACGAAATATTCGGGATCAGGCTCGACGATCATGAAGCCGTTTCCGAACAGCCCGCCGTCGGTATAGACCTCATGAACCTGCGAGTGGAAGTTCGATGTGACCATCGTGGCAAACTGGATCGCCTGACACGTCTGGAAGTATTTGCGTACCTCGAACTTCTTCATCAGGTCGTCATCGAACGGCCAAATCTCGAACCACAGCGCTCCGGGGTTCGTCAGCATGGAGTGAAGCGCGGATGTGAGCAACCCGAGCGAACGCATCGGCGTTCCGTCGTATACCTTCTGCCCAACGCGCTGGCCGGGAGACTGGGAGCCGTTGAAGATGGCCCGACGCGGGAAGATGTTTTCCGCGATGTCCTGCCACAGCGCATGATACGTCATGCGCTCGCCAGCAAGGGCCTCGTAGTATTTGATGTATTCATGGGCTTCCATTGCCCGCCCTCCATAGAAAAATGCCGGGGGAGTGTTTCATCCCCCGGCTTGTGTTCGAGTTACCCGCCGAGTGTTCGAGAGAACACGCTGCCCGCTTGGGCTGCGGTCTGACCGAGACTTTCGGCATCGGCGAAGAGACTGGCCTTCTTCGCGGCTGCGGCCTTCTTCGCCTTGCTGTTCTCGACCTGTACGGTCGTATCTTCCGCTTCCGGGTCAACCGGCGTTCTCACCGGCTCCGGGGGAACGGGAGTTGCCGGGGTCGTTGCAACGGGAGCGGACCCTTTGCCGCCTCCACCTCCACCGCCCATAGGCGACCTCCTTGAGTTTGTTTGTGTTCGACAAGCGTTCTACTCGTCGACCTCTACAGCATCGTCGCCTTCGTTGCAATACTTTGCGAGCAGATAGTAGTTGCCGCCGTTCGTGTCGTAGTGGCGCATCATGCCCTCGACAGAGAATCTGAACTTGCGGTTGAACGGAACGACGAAAGCCTCCTCGAAGTCCTCGCGGATGATGCACTCGACGCGCCGGAGGCCCCACTGTTCGATGATGGAGTCCAGGCAGCGCTTGAGCGTCTTGAAGAACATCGCTCTCACACGCCTGTCCTTGAAGACGATCGAGGCAGGGCAGTACCAGACGCGGGCGACGCCTTGGATCATCATGAACGCGCCCGTCAGGCCGATGATGTTCGCCTCCTCGTCGATGATCGTCCACGACGCGTAGTTCGCGTCACCGATCAGCACCTTGAGATGTTCAACGTAGTCTCCGAAGCCGAAAGCGCCGTAGACGGACATCAGCCGCTCGTCAACGTCGATCAGGTCCGCATGGAACTTCTCGGACTGCATGACGTAGAGTGTCGGGAACGTCTTACGCATCGGTGGCCTCTTCTGCCGCACCGTTTTCTCCGGCGGCATCCTCGGGATCGTCGGTGCATCCGGCGACAGCGGGGTGTTGTATCGGCAAAACAGTCGTTGCCATAAGGATAGGCTTCGGGAAGCCCATGCGCTGAACGAATTTCCACCACGCTTCATTGTTTGGCTCCTTCGCATTGACGGCAGCGATCTCCGTCATGCCGTTTCGCGCAGCTTCATCCTTGAAGCGTTTGAAGTCGCGCATGTACTCCTTGATTACCGTGGGCGTGAGCGCAACCAGCGGCTCCATGTGTAGGACCACCTGTGTCCCGTTGATCTGCACCGCATAGACCGCCAGTATGCGACCGCCGCGCTTGTCGACCGACGCAAGGTAGTCGTGCATCTCACCAAGCTCTTCAAAGTATTCCTCCGGTCTGCCGGGAAGTGAAATCAGCACGATGCGCACCTCCCCAGTGTGAAAACAGTTTGTGCCATGCCATGTTCCTCCGTTACGCAACCTCGACGAACTCGTCGTAGTTGTAGCCGTCCGTCGTGTCGCGGTTATGCTGATTGAACGGGTCATCGTCGTCATCAATGCCCCGGTCAGCTTCCGCGTCGTAGAACGACATCACAACAGCTTCCCAACGGTCAGGCGACGGCACTCCGTACTTGTCCTTCATCGTCTGCTTGCCAACGATGCGCATGAGGCCGGTCTTCTCGTCAACCTCGAACCTGACCGACGCACCCTGCGCAATTAACTCATTTTCCCTCGCACCAGTCGCGTCGACATCGGGAAGCGAGATGATACCCTTCTTAATGTCGCGAGCAACCGTGTCGTACAACTCGGCCTTCGCGTTCGCCCACCGGAGCGGATCGGACGCCTTGAACTGCGCCATGAAGTCAACAGCGGGGTAGTTGCCGTGAATGAGCTTGTCATACACGCCAGCACCGATACCGTTTGCGTCAACGACGATCTTGGTCGGCTTGAAGTCGCGAGGCGTCGCGTTGTACATGCTCATGACACGACGAGCAAGCTGCTCGGTGTCAAGTCCATGCCATCCATGCAACGGAAGGATGTTGTGTCCATGTCGACGACACAGGACACTTTCGTCGTCGCCCATGCGAGCAACGTCGAGCGCCCAAACGATCGGAGCGCGGATAACGGTGTCGAGCATGACAGCGCGTTCCAAGTCCTGAATCGAAATCAGCTGATCGGGTTCCGCGCCGGGGAAGTTGCCGAGAACGCGAATCTGATACACGTTGCTGTGTTCGCCGTAGCGATTGCGCAGGGACTCGGCCTGTTCCGCATGGTAGAGCGGAGAGTCGAGCGATGAGAACGTCAGGTTGACCCACTCGCTCTTATGAAGGTTATGGGAGTCGTAGAAGTAGCCCATCGTGCGCGTCGGGTTCCCGACAAGCAGGATGTGGTTGTCGCGCTCGGTGAGAGCGCCTTCAATCGTTTCAAAGATCGCGGAGTCGATGCCGCCAGCTTCTTCGCACAGGATCAGAAGGTGTTCGCCGTGGAAGCCTTGCAAAGCCTCCGGCTTCTCCTTTCGCGCCGTGCGAGCTTGCAAGAACCACTGGTTCTTGTACGCCTTGTGCCAGATGCGCTCGCTCGAACAGTCGAACGACTCCGAGAACGCCTTCGGTAGCTGCTCCTTGACCCACATCAACTCTTTCCACAAGATGTCGTACAGCTGGTGGCTCGTAGGCGCTGTGCAGGGGATGATGGACTTTGGGCGCGTCAGCAGGAACCACCACGCCAACGTCGCCTCCGCTCGCGTCTTCCCGATACCGTGGCCCGACTTGACGCTGACGCGCTTATTGTGCGCCACGGCAGTCATGAACTGCGTCTGCTGGTCGGTAGGCTCGAAGCCGACGACATCCTGCGCGAATCCGACAGGATCGTCGTAGTACGGTTCGAGAGCTTCAACGATGCGGGATACATTCATACATCCCCCAGTATCACCGCACAAAGCGCATGGCAAGTCCTGTCTTTGATCCACGATCCTGCGGACCGTGGATACCCGCACCCTTTCCCGTGCGCCAGCAAGCCCCGGCCCGCTCCGCGCCGCCCTCGGGCGGCAGCTCACCTTGTTCACAGCGAAAGAACTCGACTTGATCCGGTAGTGATCTAATAGGGTGAAGGAGAAAATAAGTCAGTTCTTTCAGGTTCTTATTAAGAGATGAATGGTAGGAATAGGTAGGTACTAGCAAGAAAACCTCACTATTATAGGAAGGTTAGGATAGTAGGTATATGTAGTTTTAGGTAAGTACCTGTAATTCCTCAATGAAGGAGAAATGAAGGAGAAAATTCTGAAATCTCCTTCACTCGTAAGTAGTTGATTTGTCTCTTATATGTGCCCGGTTTTCCCCGTTTGAAGATGAAGGAGGTTTGAAAAAAAATGCAGAGGACCGGCAAACTTTTTTTTACAGGGAATCCACCATTTTTTTTTCAGAGAGTTTCTCCTTCACTTGGTATATGTAACGACAAACAGACCTAGAGCCACAACGGCTAAGACCATCGTGCGAATGAAGGAGAAAATAGTGTTACTCCTTCACTGCTCTCAAAAAACAGACGTAAGCGTATGAAAAGAAAGACGAAAAGTGAAGCTGAAAGTGAAGGAGAAAATAGGGGTCTATTTCCATTTCTCCTTCGGGGGGTACATTTGACACACCTAAACCTATAAAATCGTTGAACAAAAACCTCCTTCACCTAGTCATTCTTTTAACGCTAAACATCAATAGTTTCAGGCTCTTAACGCGCTGACGTTTTGCTATTAACCACCAGTGCTACTGTTTCTCCGAACAGTAACACTCCAACAAAAACAACAGGTTGGCTTTTTGGGGAAATCGAACCGATTTTTCGGACTTGTAAAATCGCGGTCAATGTTTTCAGCCAGTTACGCCTTCTGATTTTTGCAAGTCGTGTCCGTTCGCTCGACTTTTTTCGACCTCTCCATTTGTAGCATGGGGGGGTGGCTGGTGGGGGACTTGATACCCCGCCGGGGGATCAAGGGGTCAAGCCCCCCTCTGCACATGCACCTTCGGTGCGTTGAGTATTGAACATCAACACTCAACATGGAGGATCATATGTGCAACTGTCCCTTCCTAACCTCAATCCGTGCGATTAGCACATTCACTTTCGACATGGCACAGCGCATTGTCACCACTGCGCGCAGCATCATCTATCGCTGCGCTCCCACAAAGTGCAACGCGCTCTGGACTCTGCTCCAACGCAGCCTGTCGCTTCGCTCTGCGATCAGCGATCAGTTCAAGCGCTTCTGCCATCTTTGTCGCCATGTCTTCGACAACATTGTCTTCGAGTGCTCTCGTCGCTTGCGCCCAACGCTTCGGGTCAAGCCTCTCCAGCTTGAACTCCCGAGCCTTGAGTTTGACCGTCGCAGCCGCAGCTGAATCACGGTCATGCGCATCGTCGGCAATCGAAATCATCTCGTCACCGAGCATGTCAAGCTGACTCTGTTGTGCTTGTCCATACATGCGCCGGAACGAGAGTATGTTACGCCCGTGCACAGTCTCCTCGCTCACGTCCCCATAGAGCCACTTACTCAAGCACCAATAGCTCGGCATGTGGTCCAAGGACGTAATGTAGCGCAGCGATTGACCATAAGACACACGGACGCAAATCTCTCGTCCCACTTCTTCCGTATACGACGAGTTTCCGTTCTTCTCCTGCTGATCCACGGCAGGAGCAGACTCAAGCTCACGTTGAATCATGGCTTCAATGTCATGATCGCGCTGTCGCAAGAGCCTCATGGCTCGGCCAGCGGGCGGCGTATTCGGTGCACAGTCACCGGGACGCTTCGTCTTGCTCACTGTCTTTGATCCACGTTCCTGTGGACCGTGGATGCCAGCACCTTCGGTGCGTTTCTTTGTCATCTCATTAACCTTTCATTAGGAGGTTCAGATCATGAACGCCAACAAGTCTTGGGCAATCAAGTTCTTCAACCAGCTTCACGGCAACCCTTGCGGCAAGACCTATCGCGAGCGCAACGGCTACGGCCTGGAACTCGTTTACGACAAGGTACGCGGCACGTTCAAGATCGTCAAGAGAGCCGACGTACAGCCGAGGCACTACGTCATCCGCAACGTCGACCGCCTTATCGATGCAATCGAGGCTCATCTCATCAGCCCCGGCGAGGAGTCGGTTCTGTGGGAAGAGTACCGCAACTTCTACAAGTGGGAGCTTCCGAAGGAGTACCAGAAGCCCGACCATGTGAACACCGACCACCTCGACAACGGGCCTCTCGGCGACGACTGGTCCGTCGCTGGCCCTTGCTGCATATGGCCTCGCGAATGGGACGACTCCACCACGGACATCAGCACGACCTCATGTGTAATGCTTGGAGCCGACGGCCATCCGCTCAAGGATGACGACGCCCTCATGGCAGACGCGATCATGCAAGCCCGCGCATGGCGCAAGGATGCTCCGCGACGCAACGCGTACTACTGGGCAAACCAGTTCGCGGAAGAGATGAACGACCTGCGGGAACTCGTCGACCAATGCAACTTCCTCGGTGCAACCGAGACTCAACTGTACGACTGGCTCGAAGAAGCACAGCGTCAGCGTGATGCACTCGGCGAGCCTACGTCGAAGACGGTCAAGGCGATCACAAGGATCGAACAGATCATTGACATCCTCGACAACGCCATCGTCGAAAGACAGCGCGAAGACTTCCGGTTCTTCCGCATGAACGACAACCCGGAGTACGGCGAGGAATACTAGCCGCTCTTTAGAGCCGGTAGGAATACTAGCCGCCTTCGGCGGGCTTGTGGCTCATAAAATTCAAAATATGAGTCACAAGCCCACTTGTTACTCACTCATTGAACACAAGGAGAGGCATCATGGTTATGCTGTTCATCATATCCTGCATCATCATACTGGCTGTTACGTTCACCACGCTCGACTACATCGTCCGTGGTTGTTCGTCCATCCGCATCAAGGCGGTTCGTAACTTCATGTTCGAGGTGTGCTGTTCAATCCCGTTCACGGTACTCGTCAACATCCTCGTCAGCTACTTCATGCTCTCGTTCACCGGAGCCGGTGCGATCGCCGGTATGGCGAATCTCGGTAGCTCGGTCGTGGTCGGAATCTTCGGACCCGCGTACATGCGTCGCAGATTCGCAACGATCAACGATCCTAACAGCAAGATGCTCGCTTCGCGAGTTTTCAGTTGGATGAACAAGGAAATGACGAGTCTCCGCGTTTGGTGGAACACTCGTCATATCCGCTAACCCATAAAGGAGGGCGCTATGCCGACCAATCCCAGTTCGTTTACCACTATGGCCCGCCTTGGCAAGGAACCCAAGGTGTTCTACATCAACAACGGCAACACGATGGTTGTCGGCCTGAACCTCGCGATCGACGACGACTACGTTGACAGTCGCGGAGAATGGCGCGATCAGACCGTGTGGACCTACGGCGAAGTCTTCGGCAAGAGAGCCGAGTACGTCGCAAACAATCTGCACGTTGGCGACAAGGTGTACGTCAACGGCAAGATCAAGATGGGGCAGGGCCAGAACGGCGAGCAGTGGATCAAGTTTTGGCTCAACGACGTTCGCCTGATCGACAGGCCCGGCAACAAGCAGCAGTCGCAGCCTCGCGGCGACACGCGCTACAACGATCATCCCGAGGACGAAGACCTCGGCCCTGCGTTCCCGAGCGAAGCGTCGGGCATGTACGATGTGCCGTTTTAGGCACGAACACAGACCCCGGAGTGGCAACTTGCCCCTTCGGGGTCTTTTTTTTGCTGAAATGAAAAGAGTGGAACGCCGCTTCGGAGAGCAACGCGCTAGCTCAATATCAACACAACACAAGGAGACACGGCAATGGAAAAAAAGCACGAAGAGATCATGATGCTGGTTCGCGAACGCCTCGTCAGCGTTGACGCCGAAGAGCGCGTCACCATGCTCGGCGACATCCTGGGCGAAATCGGACAGGTCATGCAGGAAGAAGGAATGCTCCCCGATGACACCTTCGACAATCCGCACAACGGACTCGTCATCGGCATGTCGCTCGGCAGCAGCAACGGAGAGAAGGACGTTCGCCGCATGACCATCGCTTTCGGCTCGAAGTTCGCCCTCGCCAGCATCATCGACCGCTCCTTCTTCTGCAACGCTCCCGACGTTGCGGGCCTCGTCATGGGCAACACCATGAACAACATGGCCCGCAACTACTACAAGCACGTTGGCGTGTCCGGCCTTCTGTCGCGCATCATCGGCGACATCGAACTCGACCGGATGCCCGCGCCGCCCACCGAAAACTAGGAGGCATAATGGCAATCGCACAGGGCTTCAAGACCAACATGGAGACGCTTGCGACTGCCTTCGAGCATGGCGACAACGCACTCGTTGAGTGTACACGGAAGAGCGACGGGAAAACCGTCGTTCTTCTATGCGCCATCGGCTTTGACGGGGTGGAGTACCAGATCACTCCGTTCGCCGAAATGATCGACGGCAATCCGTTTGAACTCTACAACCCGCCGGAGGAAACACATGAGCGGAA